ATTCTTTCTGGCTCATGCTCATGACCTGGCGCGGGTCAATCTTGCCGCCGCCCATCTTGTCGCTGTCCACGCCCACTTTGGAGGTGTTGGGGGGCTGTTTGGCCAGGGCCTCGGCGGTCTTCTTGACGGCTGCGACCTTGCGCTCGGCGGCCACGTCCTTCTCGCCCACACGAGGCTGGCTGGTCGTGGCGACCTCCTGCCTCGTGGTGCGGGGCTCGACCAGGAGCTTCACGGCTTTTTGGAGCGCCTGTGTAGGGGTCAAGCCCTTCATTTGGTAGGCATCCCTCAGGTCGACCACCTCGTCCATGACGGCCTCGTCGAACTCGTCGTGGTCCGGGTTCAGTGTGGGGAAGGCTGACTCGATGCGCTCCAGGGCGATGTTGTAGCGTGCGCGCTCGGTGTTCCGGGCCTCAGCGGCCTGGATCTTCATGTCGCTCTTGGCCTCGGCCATCTCGCGCTCTGCCTTGCGGATCTCGCCCATCTTGGCGGTGGCCTTGTCGATCTCGCCATCGGTCAGGAGCTGTGCGTACTCCTTCTCCATGGCCATGACGCTGTTCTCCAGCCCGGTGATCTCAGCGTTGACGTCAGCGATCTGCTTGCCCGCCTGATACTGGGCCAGCTGGCGCTCCAGAATGGCACGAGTCTCGCGCTCCTTCTCCAGGATCTCTTTGTGGCGGCTCAGCGGGATGCGGGAGTCCTTCTTGCCTTTCTTCTCGGCCTTAGGGTCATCCTCGCCTTCGTCTTCGCCGTCGACCTTGGCAGCAGCCAGCTCAGCCTCCAGGGCCGCAGCGGCTGCGTCAGCAGCAATCTGGTCGGCGTCTGGTGCGTCCGGGTCGATGTCGTCGCCTGGGATATTGTCGCCACGATCCACAGGGCCTGAGCCCCCAGATGCGTCAGCGGCGTTGTAGAGGCGGAATTGTTTGAACTTCATGGTAGTGCTCTCCGGTTGGTCTGCATGGATTCTAAATTAGATCTTCGATTTCGAGGTGGGCAAACGCGAACGATTTGCAATCTGCTGGCCGCTCGGGGGCTTGGCAGCCGCTGTAGCGGCGTCCCTGATGGCCTGGACCCGGGCGTCCTCGCGTTTCTGGGCCATGTCCTGGGCCTTCAGGGCCTGGTCGCCCTCCACCTTCTCGCGCTCCAGCTGGTGCTCGCGCTCAGCCAGGGACATCTTCTGGTTAGCCATGCGCTCGTCGATGGACATCTTGTGCTCTGCCTGACCGGCCTTGACCTGGACCTCAGCCATCTTGGCCTGCCCTGAGCCATCATCCTGGGGGCCGTTGAGCAGCTCCTGGGTCTTGGCCTGGGTCTCACCGGTCTTGGCAGCCTTGAGCTGCGCATCAGCGTGCTTCTGGGCTGCTTCGCCCTCGGCTTTGGACACCTCAGCCTGCTGGCCGCGTGTCTGCAGCTCCTTGAGGGCCAGGGCCTCAGGAGAGGTCTGGTCGCCCTGCATCTGCTTGATGATGTCTTTCTTGTTGATCAGGCGGCTGGAGTCGATCAGCACGCTATCGGGGATCATCACGCCCAGCTCCTTGAGGGCCACAGCCTGCTCGAACTGGCTGTCTTCCAGGGTCTCGCGGCGCGGTACGGAGGACACGACGACGTCATACTCGCCCAGGGTCATGTCGTTGATGATCTCCTGGTACGGACTCTCCTCGTTGCCGGTTTCTGGTTCTGGGTTGGGCTGGTTGATGGAGAAAGTCTCGCTCTCGCCGGTGGCCTGATCGTGGGTGATCGTCATCAAGCGCTCTTCGGTGTAGAACTCCTGCACCAGGCTCAGGATGACCCGGGCCAGAATGGCGTCGGTACGGTTCAGGTTGTCCAGCGGCTTGACCAGATTGGTAGAACCAGCCTGTTTCTTAGCCTGGATTGCCTTCGCAGCGACGTCAGCCCGGTCCATTCCCTGCATGGAGTCACTAACGCCCGAGATGGTCTTGATGGACTCTTCGGCCTTGTAGGAGATGCGGTCAAGGCCTTGAGGTACTTGATTGGGCGTGATTTTTTGGACATCTTTGTCTGGATCCCCGTTGACCTCGATCACCAGCCCGGTCTGGGCACCCTTCTGCTCCAGCTCCTCTACAGTCATGTTCGTGAGGGCGCCGGCACGGACCTTGTAGCCGCTGTTCGCCGTGGTGTTGACCACGTGTAGCTCCTGGCTTGTAACCTTGTTCAGCAGCTCCTGTGGCCCCAGCAGGTTCTCCACCAGGCCGATCGTGCGGCCCCGGCGGAAGTGTGGGAAGTACGGCACCACGGTAAAGTGGTCGTAGGGGCTCCAGTCGTTGTGCAGCTCGACGTTGTCGGCCATCACGTACCACTTGATGCGGCGCACCAGCTTCGGGACCACCTGAAATCCGAACTTCTCGACGAACAGGGCGATCCGGTTGCGGTCGAACTCCTCCGGGACCGGGCGCATATCGCCCGTCTCAGGGCTCAGGAAGTGCTTCTGCTTGTCCAGGGTGCGGAACTGGCGCTCAATCACCCGGATGTTGCGCAGTACGCTGCTGTTGTCGAAATTCCCGCTGTACATGGGGTACTGGCTGTACCCGAAGCGGTCCCGGTTCATCTGGATACTGTCGTAGCCGTACGGGAAGCTGGAGCGGTCTTTGTTGCGCAGGGCCTCAGCGTCGTCCTTGTTGTACAGCACAGCGATGTCGTCGGCGGTCATCCATTTCGTGGTGAAGACCTCGCCCCAGGTTTCCGGGTCGTACTCCTCGCCGTCCGGGTCGATCATGACGTTCTTGCCGTTCAGGTGGCTGATCTCCACCTCGCCCTGCATACTGTCCCCGTAGCCAATGCGCACGTCCAGGAAGCCCCGGCTGGTGATGATCCCGTCGGCGAACATGTCGCTGCGCTTCCAGTCCAGCTGGTTGTTGTCGCTGATCTGCTTGTAGACCTTGTTCAGGACGTCTGCGGTGGACGCTGGCGCCCCGGAGCGCGGCCGGAAGCTGATCTCCGAGCGGTTGTTGATCTGCTCGCCCATGATGTTGCTCACCGTGGACATGATCTTGTTGACCGTGATCACCGGGCGGCGTACAGCCTCCAGAGCGGCGCGGTCAGCGGTGTTCCACTGCTCGCCGGCGAAGAAGGCCTCGCACTTGATGGCCTTCTCGACGTATTTTGTGTGCCCGTTGTCACGGACCCAGGCGTAGCGCTGCCACGTCTTGTATGTTTCTGCTGCATTAACGGGCATTTTGGGCCTCACTCTTCAGGGTCATGTACAAGTCCTGCAGATCGGAGAGGTCGTACTCCGCTAGTGCGCTGCGCTTCCACTGCCAGGCTTCGTTCCACTGGTTCCCGGTGAACTCCATGACGCCGACTTTCGTCAGCTCGTGGCATTTCGAGGGGGCGAAGGCCACGCCGCAGCCCATGATGGCGTCGATAAACAGCCCCTTTGTCAGCTCTTCGTGATCAAAGATTGGGGGCGCAGTGGCGGTGGCGTTCATTTGAGGAATTTCAGTTTGTAGATCGTCTGGGCGGTCAGCTCTTCGAGCCCGGCCAGGATGTTCAGCAGCGCCTGGCTGCCCTTCTCGTCCTCTTTGAACTCATCCTTGATGAGGTCCAGGTAGTCCTCCACCAGCTCGACGGGGTCGTCGTAGTCCAGTGGCTTGACGGCGGGGAAGGCGGGCTGTCTGCCGATCAGGCCCATGTACACCTCGGCGTACTTGTCAATCTGGTCGCCCAGGGCATCGTAGAAGTCCCCGAGGGCCATGTGCTGGGCGTACGAGCGGCTGGTGAGGTGGGCCAGGTGCGCAGCGGTGCGCACGGCAAGGGTCTGGGAGACGAAGGCTGGGCAGCTCATTGGCTTACCCCGGCGGCTGCGCGCAGGTTCAGCAGCATGGACTCGAGGAACTGGACACCCCGCTTGTCCAGGGCCTCCTTGTTCCACTCAAAGTGGATCGTGCCCTCCCCGTCGCCGATCTTGACCAGGCCCGCTTTTGCGGCGGCCAGGCCGATCTCCAGGGAGGGGATGCCTACGGCGCAGATGGCGTCCGAGAGGCTCAGGTTCATCACCATGAAGGGGACTACACCCCCATGTGGCTGTGCTGGTTGCTTGAGAGCTTGAGTTTGTCCCGCCATGATGGTGGCTCCTTGTGCTTGGGTTTCATTGGGGGCTGACGCCCGATAGCCATCTGTACCATCCACGCCAGCGAGTCCACCTGATCGTCGTGCACGCCAGCCGGAAACCTCAACATCTCCATCCGGCAACTGTCGTACCACTCACCGTGGAGGCTGAAGCTCACCATCCCCTGCTGCATCCGCCCCTGGAGGGGCCGGGCACGAGCCATCTTGTCGGTGATGGGCTTGAGCACCACGATGGACGGGTAAATCCGCCGCTCTTTCATCCGTTTCTTTAATAGAGCTTCGATTGCCCGCCAAATCTGACCGTCTTCGAAGCCCATCAATAGGTTTGGACTATACCATCTCTCACTTAGATTGAGGATAGCTTCAACGATGAAAAACGCATCCCCGCTCTTGAATCTGATCTGGTCAGCCACGTGCAGCAGGTCATCCGAGTCCTGCAGCCCCACGGTGCCTACGGTGTAGTCGCTCTGCTTCTTCTCGCTGATGGCGAAGTCCCAGGCGATGTACACGTTGCACTTCTCCTTCACCGGCACCTGGGCGCGGCGGAAGTGCTCCTTGAGGAAGTACGCCCCATCGTCTGGCACCGGATTCTGCTGGTACAGGGCTGACCACCACCGGCCGCCTTTGTTCTGGGCCTTGATGCGCAGCAGCTTGTCCAGGTCGTACCGGGCTGCGTGCAGCGGCTCGCCTTTGTGGCGCAGCAGCCGGGCGTCCGGGTGGTCAGGCTTCTCCTCGACGATCAGGTCCGTCTCCGGGTCCAGCCACTCGTCGTGCTCGGCGATGGCCGGGTACTTGATCACCTGGAACTGGTCCACGTGCTCGTCGTCGTGGCCCTCTTTCATCATCGTCTGCAGCCAGCCGGCCAGATCGTCGTCGTGCCACCAGGTCTGGATGATCAGGACCCCGCCGCCGGGGGCCAGGCGCGTGTACGCGGTCGAGTTGTACCACTCCTTGACCTTTTCGCGCTGGTCTGCGCTGTCTGCCTCTTCAGCATTCTTGACTGGATCGTCAATAACCAGGACGTGCGCACCTTTACCGGTGATCGGGCCACCGATACCAGCAGCAACGTAGCCGCCCCGAGCGCCTTCAAGCGCCCACTCCTCGGTGGACTGGTTCTTTGGATCAAGTCTTGCACCCGGAAACACCTGTACATACGCTGGATCCTCAATGATCTGCTTCACCTTGCGCGAAAAGCCCATGGCCAGACTCACGTTGTATGAGCAGGAGATGATTTCGTGGTCGGGGTACTGGCCCATGTGCCAGGCGGGGAAGTTCCGGCTGGCAATCTCGCTCTTACCGTGCCGCGGGGGCATCAGCAGCATCAGGCGGGGGTTCTTGCCGGCCGCCACGTCCGCACTGAACTTCTCCAGGCGCCGGCAGATGTCCTCGTGGACCCAGCCGACCAGGTATTTGGGGTTAATCCGCAGGATGAACGGTATCAGCCGGCGCCGGGCGAGTACCCGGCTGGCCAGCTCCAGCTCTAGCGCGGTGGGCATCGAGCTTGCGCCAGCCTGCGGTGTAGCGCTCTGGGCTGCGCCCACGGGCTTTGACGAACCCTTCCCGGAAGGCTTCGACCTCGTCTTCGGGGTAGCCGGAGCGGCGGAGGTTTTCAATTTGAGTTTCCAGGAAGCTGGGGGACATTGCGGCCTTTTTCGATCATTTCCAGAAGCTCGGCATCGGACATCTGGGTAAGTTTGGTCATGGTGACGTTGCCGCTGACGTCGATCTTCAGCTTCGCCTCGACCGGGGCCATGTATCCACACATCTGGGCGATGACTTTCCACCCCTGGATCATGGTGGACGGCTCGGCCATGAGCTTGGCCATCTCGATCGACTCTTTCAGCCCGTCCATGACCT